CTTGTGTTACAACCACTTCTACCACCACTACAATTTGGCCTACTACTACAACCACTTCCACTTTAATTCCATAATTGGATAGTTGTAAATTAAATATCACATAACCTATGCCAGAGGTGAGAGGATTAAATCTCAGATCCTCTGGCATATTTATTTAAACTAATTATGCCAGCTTTAAATCTAGATATAATAGTAGTACCTACATATAGTACGTTAACATTAGGTGTGGCTGATGCATCAACATATCCTACCAATCCTCCTATTGTAACAGCTCCTACAATTGAAATAAATGTTCCATCATTAGGAATTGTAATTCTTCCTTTTACACCTAATGATTTTAATATATTTACATCTGCATCATTAGGGCTAAGTATTTTAGGACAACCTTTAATACCTCTTCCTGATGGAATATACACTCTTAGATACACTGTTGAACCTGCATATGAAAACTTTGTTGAAAGAAGCATAATGCGAGTGGATAAAATACAAGAGAAGTTTGATGAAGCATTTATGAAACTTGATATGATGGAATGCGATAGAGCTATAAAGACTCAACAGAAAGTTAATCTTACAAGTATATACTTCTTTATTCAAGGGTCTATAGCTGCTGCAAATAATTGTGCAATAACTGAATCTAATAGATTATACACTCAAGCAAATAATATGCTAGATAATTTTATTAGAAATAACTGTTATTGTTCTGGTAATAACTATGTTGTAAACTTTAGATAATATGGCTACTTGTAGAGGATGTAATGGAAATTTTGGATGTGGTTGTCAATTAGTTAATGGTCTTTGTGCAATGTGTCGTGCAGCTGCTACAAAGTTTAAACAAGTTATAAAATATGTTAACTCCTAGACTTACCACTTATCCAGCATGTGCTACAGTTACAGCACTTTTAATTGATATAGATTGCAGACTAACAGAATTAGCAAGCACTCTATATAATAATATTATCTATTTATTAAACCAACCCATACCAGCAGAAGCTATGATGGACCTTCTGAATTACAAAAGAATATTAACGTATAAACTTTGTAATCCAGATTACGCTGCACCATTCACTGTAGAAATGATTGCTAGTAGAGTGAAACTTTTAAAATATAAATAAACATGTCTTGTTCAAATTGCTATAATGGATGTACTGAGATTGTCTCAGATAAGTGTGTTAGATACACAGGAATAGATGTTCCTATTTTGGGAATACAAACAGGAGACTCTCTGTCTTATGTAGAACAGGCTCTTATTGAATTTCTTACATCTACATTAGATGGTACAGGAATTAAATTAACTATATATCCTGAAATTATTTGTGAGGTGGTTAGTCAATATCTTCCTGATTGTGAAGACTTAAATGCGTTAAACCTTTTCAAAGCTTTAGTTCAAGCAGCATGTGATTTACAAGCTCAAATAGATGTAATTGTTGCAGAACTTGCAGCTCTTGAGGAAAATTATGATGTTGAGTGTTTAACAGGCGTATCTGCTACAAGTGGAACACATGATATCTTACAAGCTGTAATCACAAAACTTTGTGATGTGGATGCTGCATTAGTAGCTCTTGCTGTAGATGTAGATACAAACTATGTTAAACTTGCTGATCTAGATGCATTAATACAAGCCTATCTAAATTCAATAACTCCAACCCTTCAACAGAACGCTAAGATGGTTCCATTCACTGCAGTGGAATACTATGGTCCATTATCTAATTTTGATGGTTCTGGAGCAGGTATTGCAGGCTTAGGATGGGATAAGATTTATATATGTAATGGATCTAATGGTACTCCTGATAAAAGGGGTAGAGTGGGTGTAGGTGTAACAACAGGTGTTCCTGGAGGAGCAATGTCTGCTGCAGTAGATCCAGCTATTCCAGGTAATCCTACATATACATTAAACTCAGTGAATGGCACAAACAATGTACTTTTAACTACAACACAAATTCCTGCACATACACATACAAACACTGTATCAGTCACTGATCCTGGTCACACTCATACCTATCTTAATACATCTGGTACTTTTTATCAAAGAGGAACAACAGGAAGTGAATTTTTTCAAGCAGGTGTTAGTACTAACACTTCTTCTTCTACAACTGGAATTTCTGTATCAGTAACAAATGCTAGTGCAGGAGGTGGTTTATCACATCCAAATTATCAGCCAGCTTTGGCAACAAATTATATTATATACATTCCTTAATTTTAAATTATGTCTTGTTTACCAGGAATGCCTTGTTATAATGAAGCTTATAGAATTGCATTTCCATTTGCTTGTGATAATCCTTGTGAACCTGTATGTTTAACAAGTGATAGAATTATATATAATGGACCTAACTTAGCTTGTACAGGAATTCAATCACAAGATAATTTACAAGTAGCTTTACAGAAGATAGATAATAGAATGTGCTCTGATGAATTTATAGCACATATTATAGATACAATTGAGAACACTCCTCTTCTCCAAGCATACTTTTGTCAATTAGTAGCTTCTTGTTCTATTACACCTACAACAACAACAACATCTTCTTCCACTAGTAGCACAACTACAACAACAAGTAGTACATCTACCACCACCACTACAACAACAACAATCGCACCAACTACAACAACCACTACTACTACAATAGCACCTATTCCTCCAGGAACATATACTATTGGAGAATCTGCATTAGGTGGTAAGATTGCATATATATTACAACCAGGAGATCCTGGATATGATGCTGGTAGTGAGCATGGTCTTGTAGCTACTGTTGCTGATAATATTCCTAGTTTAGCCATTTGGGGGTGTGCTGGAACACTTATATCTGGAGCAGATGGAACAGCAATAGGAACTGGTAATCAAAATACAATTGATATAGTTGCAGGATGTGCGACAGCAGGAATTGTTGCAAGATTATGTAGTGATTTAGTTGAAGGAGGATATTCTGATTGGTATCTACCAAGTAAAGACGAGTTAAATAAACTATATCTAAATAGAGTTGCAATTGGTGGATTTATAGCATCTAATTATTGGAGTAGTTCAGAGTTTAGTGCAGGAGATGCGTGGCAGCATATTTTTACCACAGGTCTACAATCAAATATTAACAAAGCTGCTGCACTTTCTTCTCGAGCAATAAGAAGTTTTTAATTAAAACCAAAATAAAAAATTATGACAGTATTAATAACACTTACATTAGCAGGTTCTGATACAGGACCATTTGATTTGTATTCAGATGTAGATGGGTTTGTAGTTCCTTTTGAAACCAATGTACCTAAAGCTTCTTTAGTATCAGGATACACATCTTCTTTAGTTCCAAATGGAACTATAGTGATAAGAGTGAAATCTGATTCTGTATGTACTAATTATATTGATTTAATTGTTGGTGGCACTACCACTACAACTACTAGTACATCTACTACCACATCCACAAGTACATCTACAACTACAACCACATCTACAACTACATATCCATGTGAGTGTGTTAGATTAGAAAATACAACAGAAGGTGATTTAAATATACTAATTACACCTTGTGGTGGAAGTGAATTATCTCAACTTGTACCAGCAAATAGTGTAGTAACAGAATGTGTAGTAACAGGTTCAGTTGAAGCTCCACCTCCTGCAGGAATTACAGTGACTTATTGCCCTGGTGTTCCTGAAACCCCTCCTTGTACTAGTGAAAGTGATTGTGGTCTTTGTGGAGCTACATAAAATATAAAAATCCTGTTTTGTTGGTTTTACAGGATTCTCCTGAGATTAATTTCTCAGGAGTTTTTTTATTTATAACTAAATTGATTATAGCCAATAACTTAGTTAGTTTAAATTATTTGGTATTTTAAAAAACTATTTTGTATCTTTACTAAATTTTTATATAAACTCGACTATATATGTCTGAAAACCAAGAGCTTCTACATCAGTTAAAAAGACTGTTGAAGCAAAAAGGAAGTAAAAGTTTTTATGCCAAAAAGCTTGGAATTAGTGAGATGGAAGTTAATAATTTACTTAACCAGTTGAAAAACAACAATGTAGATTATCAATCATCTCGTAAAGTGAACAATGAAACAGGAACAATAGAAAGCATATTAATACTAAGCTATGAACCTAAAGATGATATTGAGTTAGCTAGATTACATAAGATTAATTTAGATAAATATATCATTACAAACTATTGGTCTAAACTACTTCCCAATGGAAAATTTACATCTTCAGTATTTTCCAAACTTAAAAAACCAAACGATTATACTCCTGAAGATTTTGCTAAATTTTTAGTAGATTATAAATCTAACTATAAAGAACAAGTTCAACCTAAGAACGAACGTGCTAAAGTGATAGATGTTGAAATATCTCTATCTGATTATCACTTAGCTAAAAGACATATAGATGGAGATAACTCACCATCTAAAAGATGTAAAAGATATTTTAAAGCAGCTACATCATTAATATATGATGTAAAAGCATTGTATGATATTGATAAAATTATATTTCCAATATCAAACGATTTCTTTCATACAGATAATTATCAACATCAAACAACTAATGGTACTCCACAAGATACCATTATTGATTATGCTGATGAATATGAATTAGGATTTTCTCTACTTGTAGAGACCATCACTATGATGAAAAAAGTTTCTAATAAAGTGATTGTTGTATTAGTACAAGGTAATCATGATAAAACTAAATCATATTATCTAGCACATGCTTTAGAAGTTTACTTTGCAGCAGATCCTAATATCATCTTTAATAGAGAACATAGTGTAGTGAAAGCTGTTGTATTAGGTAATACATTTATTGGTTATCATCATGGTAACTGTAAGATAGAAGATCTTCCTTTATTGTTTGCAACACATCCTGAATACAGTCAAGCATTTGGTAATGCTACTTATAGAGAAGTGCATACAGGAGATAAACATCATTACATGGCTAAAGAAATTAAAGGAGTGAGAATACAACAGATGCCTAGTTTATCTGGAACAGATAGATGGCATTCAGATAATAACTTTGTACACTCAGTACGTGCAGCCCTCGCTTTAGTTTATGATAAAGATTTAGGTAAAATTAGTGAGTTTGAATTTAGATTATAAATAATGTCAACATTAAGAAAGTTAGTTTCAGATGTACGTTCTATGCATAAAATCCTATCAACAGATAGTTTGATTACAGATAGAGCTATTGCTTCTGAAGTGAGGAATAATAGTATTTTATTAATTAAGAGAGAGACTAACCTTAGAAAACTCTGGGCCACTAGCACTCTATTCACTACTATTCCATGTCTTGAAATGATTGAGGTTCCTATTTCTGAATGTTGTGATTATCAAGATCCTTGTAATGTTGCTAGAACTAGATACAAAATTCCTCGTATATCTGAAGGAAACTATCAATACCTTATTCAAGGAGTTTATTCTATTAATGCTATGGGAGGCACAGGAACTAAACTAAAAGAGATTACCATCAATAGATATACAAATTTGATAAAACTTCCAATTATAAAAAAGGAAGAATATTATTGGATATTAAATGATTATCTATATGTAAATAATCCATTGCTTCAAGCAATTAGACTTGCTGCTTGTTTTGAACAAGAAGTTCCTAATGAGCTTATGTATCCTGAAACTGGATGTGGAGGTTGTGGACCAACTGATGAAGATTGGTGTATGAATCCATTAGATAAACCATTTTCTCTTCCAGGATATCTAGAAAAGCAAGTGTTAGATTTAACATCACAAAAGCTCTTATCCACCTACTTCCAATTAAAAACTGATATTACATCAGATAATATAGATGGTCAGGCTCCTAATGTACCACCAACAAGATAACATGCATGCGTACCAAAGTT